GGGCCAGCGCGCGGATGCCGTGCTGGTGCGAGCGAAAGCGGCAGAAGCGCCCATCCGAGGGCGGCGTCTCCAGTCCGAGCCACTTGTTCGCGGGCAGGTGCTCGATATTGCCGGGGTTGCGGTTGCGATAACCGCGGCTGAGCTTCGGATCGCCGCTCATGCGCCGGACGCCGGGACGCGGTTGAGCCAGACGCGGACGGTGGCGTCCGCCGCCAGCGCCGCCGCGGTGGCGATGCCGATCGAGAAGTTGCCCGTCGCGGTGGTGGTGACGCGGCGGTTGGTGTTGTCCCAGAAGACCCGCGCGCCGGCTGTGATGGCGAGCGAGGGTTCCTTGGTGAGGTCGAACACGCCCTGGGTGGCGGCCTCGATGACGGCGTTCTGCGCGCCGTCGACGGAGGCGACGCCGAACAGCGCGCCGACGAGAACCCCCTGGCCGGCGGTGACGCCAGCGGCATAGGGCACGGCAACGGCCAGGCTGTCGCCCGGCTGGACGAAGTTGCGCATGGGGATGGGGTCTCCAGAAACGCAGAAGGCGCCCGTGGGGGCGCCCTCTGCGTGGGTTCATGGTGGAAGGAGTGAGCCCGGGATCAGGTGCCCGGGTTGAACCAGGCGCCGCGCCAGTCGATGGCGCCGACGCCGAAGTCGAAGATCACGCTGACCTCGATGCCATCGACGCCGGACACGGGCCCGGTGGTGACCTGCGGGCCCTCGACGCCGTTCAGGTAGCCGTAGACATAGACCGGCGTGGTCGGCGGCTCCGCGAAGAGATACCAGCGGTTCGCCGGGATCAGCGGCTCGACCACTGGCTGCAGCAGGCCGACATAGGGGTTCACGTTCGCGGAGGCCGCGGGGGCGATCGCCGCCGTCAGCTTCAGTGCCGGGAGCTCGAGCGCCGGCCCGACCAGCACACGCATGCTGCGGCCGAGCGAGATCGGCAGGCCGTCGAGCGTGCGCTGCTTCATGATGGCCTCGCGGCCCTTGGCGATGTTCGCCTCGTCCAACGCAGTGCCAGCTGCGGCCTTGTTGGCCCGGGCGGCGCCGGTGGCGAACACCGGCGCGTTGCCGGTGGTGAGCGTCGGGCCGTCGCCGTTGGCGAGGTTGATCAGCGCATAGGCCGTGGCGTTCTCGAAGTCCGCCACGCGTCGGCCGATCATCGCGGCGAAGTCGGTGAAGGCGCCGAGATCGTCGTTGACCAGCATCTGGCGCGTCACGCGGATGCGCCGTGCGAAGGTCTGGAGCAGGACGATCTCCTGGCTCTCGGACATGGTGCCGGCCTGGATCTCGCCGTTCTCGGCCAGAGGCTGCAGGACGGGGAAGTCACCGATGCTCAGGTGCCGGTGCGGCTTGAAGTCGCGGAAGTCGCGGCGGAGGAAGAGCTGGCGGTAGGTCGGTGCGGCGGGCTGGTAGGCCGCGAGCAGCATCTTGTTGGCCGCGGCCGAGAGCAGCAGCGGGAAGTCGGAGGTCGTGTGGAAGGCGCGCTCGGCGAGGCGGACCGGGTCGCGCGGCACCGCGGTGTCGCCGTGCAGGGTCAGCAGCTCGCGGACCATGTCGGAGGGCCGCCAGCCCATGAACTCGGCGTGGCGGCCATTTCCCGCAGGCTGGTAGCCGGGCATGGCTCGGGCCGCGATTGCCTCGGCCATGGCGTCCAGGACCTCGTTGAGCGGCGGCGCACCGTGCGCGGCGGGGTTGGCGGGGACGGACGGGCGCGGGGCGTGGCGCACGAGGGCGTCGAACAGGGCTCGGCGGGTGTCGTCCGGCGACCAGCCACGCTCGACGGCGTCGGCCCGCAGGCTGGCCACACGCTCGGCCGGCAGCAAGGCGCGGGCGGCCTCGATGGCCGCGTCGATGCCGGCGATGCGGCCGCGCTCCGCGCGCACCGCCTCGGCCGCGGGATCGGCCGGCGTGGCCTGCGGCGCGATGCGCTCCGGCTCCGGTGTCGGGTTCTCCGGCGGCGCGGCGGGCGTGTCGGTGGTGTCGGGCATGTGGGTGTCCTCGTCGGGCAGGGCAGGTTCGATGGCGGGCATGGGGGCGCCCTGGTCCCCCTGCGCGCGAATGGCCGCGTCGCGATCCACCGGAAGCGGCACCACGGAGATCTCGAAGGGCTCCCAATCCACCGCGCGGTGGATGGTGGTGCCGGTGGCGGCATCCGAACGTGGGTCGTAGCGGTGCACGCGATAGCCGACGCTGACGGCGCGCAGCGTGCCGTCCGCAATGCGCTGCCAGACCGGCTCGACATCGGCGGCGGTGCTGAACTGCAGCGTGGCGTAGCCGCGGCCGCGCTCGAGGCGAGCGGCGGTGACGCGGCCGAGCACGTCGCGCGCATCGAGGCTACGATGGGTGTTGAGCACTGGCGCATTGCCGGAGCGCAGTGCGTCCATGCGCACCGCATTCGGCGACATTTCCAGCTCCTCGGTGATCAGGCCGAGGGAGGGCACGAAGTTGCGGGCCCGGGCGCCGGTGGACCACACCACCTCGACGGTAGCGGGCGCGGTGATCGCGCGATGGGCCATGATCGACTGCCCAGCGGTGGGAAGTCGATCGGGCGCGGCAGCAGGCTCCGGCGCGCGGTCTCCCCCGCCCGGTTCGGTCGTCTCGCTCATGCTCAGCCTTCTGCTGGTTGCTCGCGGGGCGGCGCGGCGGCGCCGGTGGCGGCGATCTCGACCGCGGCCATCTGCGCGGCGTCCTGGGCGCTGCCCGACTTCGCGACGCGGCGCGGATCGGTGTCGAGCGAGATGCCGGCTTCGTCGAGCAGGGCATTGGCCTCGCGGATCATCTCCACGGCGGCGCGGAAGTCGTAGCCGAAGGCGCCGGCCGCCTCCGGCTGCGGCACGAAGCCGGCGCGCACCTGGGCGATCAGCGCCGTTGTGTCCTTCAGCGGATCGATCATCTCGTGCGCCGGCGGCACGTGGCTGACGCCGTCCGGCATCTCCGCGCCCCACAGTCCGAGCAGCGCGCCCTGCGCGTGGAAGCGGTCCGCGATGGGCCGCACCAGCATCGGGATCAGCATGCCATACTGCACCTGCTCGCAGAGCCGGCGGAACTCGATCTTGCCGGCGCGGAGGCTGGAGTAGTTCGCCTGGGTGAGGTCGCCCGACACCTGATCGTAGGTGAGGCCAGCGCCGACCGCGGCGGCCTCGAGTGCGCGGCGGGCGAAGGCGGCGTGCGATCCGCCGCCGGAGGGATTCACCACCTCCACGGATCCCATGCCGCGGCGGTAGAGGATCATGCCCGGCTCGAAGCTCTCGACCGTCCGACCCTGGGCGTCACGGAGCAGACCGGCGGCGACCCCAGTCAGCGCCTCGTCGCCCTCCTCGGTCACCACCGCGGCGAGGCAGGCCTCGATCTTCGCCTTCATGAGCAGTGCGCCCTCATAGTCGCCGAGGTCGCGCAGCCGCAGCAGCACTGGCGCGAGCCAGGAGACATCGCGCAGCTGGCCGGGCCGGCGCTTGCGGTAGACGTGCAGCACGTCGCCCGCAGGGATGCGCTCGCTGCTGAGCCAGGTGGCGCCGGGCAGGATCCAGGCCGCGCCGGGATGCACGCGGTGCAGCCAGTAGCCGACCGGCTCGCCCGCCTCGCCGAGCGCGATGCCCTGGATGGTCGGCGCGCCGTCGACCATGCCATTCCGCGCCGTGTCGAGGTGGTCACTCTCCAGCACCTGAAGGCGCAGGCCGATCGGATTGGCGGCCGAGGGCGCGGTCATCAGGAACCGCACGAAGCATTCGCCGCTCTCGACGACGGCGCGCATGACCAGCGCCTGCAGGCCGTACAAGTCCAGCCGGCCCTCGGCGTCGCAGGCGGTGCTCTCGGCCCAGCGCCGCCAGGCCTCGGCGTGGCGCGCGTCGGGCCAGCGGGTGGTGATGCCTGCGCCCACGGCATTCCCCGTCCAGAGATCGACGATGCGGCTGGCATAGGGATCGTTGCGCACGGCGTCGCGGGCGCGTCGCGCCACCGTCGCCGCGGCCATGCCGACCTCGGCCGTGGCGCTGCCGCCGGACGGCGCCCAGGCGGAGGCGCGGTGATCCTGCGCCGCCGCATAGCCGCGCAGCGCGTTCCATGCATCCCGGAGACGCCCCATCACCTGCTTCCCCCGCGGGAGAAGCTGGCCAGCGTCACGGAGGGGCGGCGAGCCGCCGTCATCTCCGCGCCGCGCAGCACCGCCAGCGCGCGGCCGAGCTCATCCAGGCCGCGGTACTCCACAGTCCGCCCGTCGAAGGTCACGCGGGTGGTGCCCCCGGTGTAGGCCGCGGCCAGTGCGGCGGCCCGGCTGCCGGCCGGCTGCGCGAGCGCCCAGGCGAGGACGGTCGGGTCCATGCGCGTCCTCCCTTCAACGCAGCCAGCCCGAGCGCGGCGCGAGCCAGCCGCGCGGGCGATGGGTGTCGGGCGCGACCTGCGGCGGCGACGGGGGAGGGACATTCCCGCCGGTGGGAAGCTCGCTCCGGTGGAGTGGGGCGTTGGCGACCTGCTCGCGCAGCCTCGCCCAGAACCGCTCGCCGTAGCGGTCGGCGCCGAGAAGCCAGAGCGCCGCCCGCGCCAGCACGGCGCAGTCCAGCGCCTCGTTCCGTTCCCTCAGCTTGGCCCATTCCTGCCGCGCAAAGCCGCGGCGATCCTTCACCGTGTGCAGCTGCTCGGCGACCAGCTGCTTCACCCACTCCGCCTCGATGCCTTGCGGCAGGTGCACCCAGCCGGGCGGGAACTCCTCGGCATCGCCGCGGCCGAGCCAGAGCCGGCGATAGAGGTCGGCCTTCCAGGTCGAGACCGAGACGGTCCAGAGCTTCAGGCCGCGGCGGAGCTTGCGGCCGTCGACCAGCGCATCGACAGGCGTCGGGCCCTGCACGGGCTGCGTCCGGTTCCAGCCGTCCACACCCTTGGTCGGCGCGATCCGCGGATCCCGCAGCCGGCGGAGATGGCCGTAGACCGCAGCGGTATCCCGTCCACCGGTGTCGATGCATGCCTTGGCGATGCGGATGGTGCTGCCGCCGGTACTGCGCCAATCCCTCCCTAGCAGCGTCGCGAGCGCGTCCCACGGCTCCCGCTCGCGCGGGCTGCCACGGATCACGACGTGGTCGACCAGCCAGGAGGTGTAGCCCTCCGCCCAGCCCCAGACGTCGCATTCCAGGCGGTCGTCCTGGACGTCCACGCCGGCAGTCAGGCACAGCGCGCCGGCGGGCACGACGCCCATCCGGAAGTCCTCACGCCGCTCGACCAGGCGCTCCCAATCCGGGGCCTCGCCACGCTCCTGCCAGGTCTCGCCCAACACCGTGTTCCTGAAGGTCTTCAGGTCCTCGGGCTTGCCCTGCGCGGCCTCCCAATCGCGGGCGACTTGCTCCCAGGAGTACCAGCCGACCGGCGCGTAGAGGGACGAGATGTGAAAGCCGACGGTGTGCGGGTCCTCGGCGGTGGCAGTCGCCCGCCACGCGCCGCCGGCCAGCATGGCCGTCTTGTGGTGCTCCTCGATCCCCTCGTCGCAGGCCTCGCACTGATAGCGCGCCGAGCGCGGGTCGCCCTTCTCCCACCGCAGCCGCTCGAACTTCAGCCACTGCATCTCGCCACAGTGCGGACAGGGCACGAAGTAGCGCCGCTGGTCGGAGGCGGCGTATTCCCGCTCGATCCGGCTGCGGCCGGCGATGGTCGGCGTCGAGACGAGGAATGCCTTCCGGCGCCAGCCGAAGGTCCGCGCCCGGGCTTCGGCGAGCGCGATCGGGTCGCCTTCGCCCTCGACGTCGCCGGGATATGCATCGATCTCGTCGAGGAACAGGAATCGCGCCGTCATCGAGCGCAGCCCGACGGCGCTGTTCGCCCCGGTGAGCACCAGGATGCCGCCCGGGAATTCCTTCGACAGCAGCGTGTTGCCGCTGTCGCGCGCGCGGGCGGGCGCGACCCGCTCCCGCAGCGCCGGGGTCTCCTCCAGCAGCGGGTCGACCCGCTGACGCGAGAAGCGCTTCGCGAGCTCGACGGTGGGCTGCACCGCCAGCACTGGGGCCGGCACGTGGTGCAGGATGTAGCCGAGCCAGTTGTTGCCGGCCTCGGTGGCGCCGACCTGCGCGCCCTTCATGAACACGACGCGCCGGGCAGGATGCACGGCGGAGAGTGCGTCCATCACCTCGCGCAGGTAGGGGGTCCGGCTGGTCCGCCAGGGCCCCGGCTCGGACGAGGCTCGGCTGCCAAGGATCCGGTGCCGCTCGGCCCACTCCGACACCCTGAGCTGCGGCGGCGGGCGGAGCATTGCCCCGGCGCGCTGACGCACATGGTCACGCGTCCGCATTCCGATCTCTGCCAGCGGCGCTGCCGTCGAGGCCTGGGGGATCGAAGCGATCGGCTGCCTCCGAGAGCAGGTCGGTGATGTGCTGCTGCAGGATGGTCTGCAGCAGGTGAGGGTCGACGCCGAGCTCGGCCGCGATCAGGCCGGAGACGCGGGCCGGCCAATTCAGCAACGCATCGCGCATGGCGCCCGCGATCTCGTCGATCGTGGCGTTGGCCTCGGTGACGTCGAGCAGGCGGCGCTTGTTCTCGTCGAGTGCGAGCCGCTGCGCTTCGACCTTGAGGGCGAGCTGCGCGACCTTCAGCCGGGCGTAGGGTGTGCCCTCGGCGCTGCCGCCACTGCCACCATTGGCCAGCGGCGACCGCGCTGGATCCGCGGTCTCCACCAGCCGGCGGCGCGTCTTGTCGATGTCCCACTGGCCGTCCGGCTCGCGCGCGATGCGGCCGCTCCCCTCCGCCTTGCGCAGCGCCGTCTCGGTGATGCCGATGCGGCGGGCGGCCTCGCGGGTCGAGGGGGTCAGCTCGGGCATGGCGGCGACCTCCCGCCACACGTATGCGTCGTGTCAGCGCCGTTCGATACAGACGCGCCAGGCAGGGTCTCCGAACGGAACGCCAGAGGCATGGCAGAGCGCGAGCCGCAGGCTTGCCTCGTCCAGGAAGCGCGACAGGTGCAAGAGCACACGAAACAGCTCAGCGTCAGACAGCCGTCGGGCTGGAAGGCCCTCCACGTCGATAGGAATTGGCTGGCCATCGTCGGCCAATACGCCGGCGAGCATGCCAGCTGCGATCGGCGTTGGCTCACCGGCCTGGCTGGCGCCCGGTTGAGCGGCGACGACCGCCGCTGCAATGACGCCAGCCCAGAGACTGTGTCTGATCCGACTGCTGGGCGCACTTCGCGAAATCACGACGCGAGAGGCTGCCAGCCTGGCAGCAGCTCAGGTCTTTGACCGGGCGCAAGCAGGATTACACGTTCAGCGGCCAACTCCAGCCTGCCTGGGCCGAGATGCGTCACGGTGCCAACCGTGAACTGCTCGCGGATGATCGACGCTGGGCCGAAAAGGCGCAGCTCGTAGATCGCGCCAACGTCGTCCGGGATGTCGGCGCGGCCGACCAGTCGCTTCTCGCCGCCGTCGTCGAGAAAGACCCGCACCGGATCGCCCCG